CCCACGTCAGGCACCGGGATGTAGTTGAGCCGGAACCCGAACTTGGCCCGCAGGTTGTCCACCGTCGGATACTCGTCACGATCGAACAGGTCGCCGAGGCTGACCTGTGCCTGCATCACCTCCCAGTCATAGGCGTCAAGAAACACCTGCACCAACCGATCAAACTCGGCTTGGAGCCCCGTCATCTGCTGGTGGTAGTCGAAATACCGGGCCGTCGGCAGCAGGCGGATGCCACTGTCCGACCACGGTAGCGTCGAGGCGTAGTGCGACTGGCGCACGTTGGCCGCAAACTTCGAGATCGCATCGAGCTCGGCGCAGTCACCAAGCAGCTTCTTGGTCACGTTGGCGACGCCGGCCTTGGCATGCGCCCGGTAGGTCACATCGTCGGACGCGGTGCGGTCCTTGCGGCGGCCGGTCCAGACAGAGATCGACAGCTCCACCAACATGCTGGCGGAAGAAATGGTTGGGGTTGTGAAGTTCATAGTAGTCTCTCCTTTGTTGTGTATGCGTCCCGCATACGGGGGTTCTGGTTAGCCGGAGCCGTAGCCGGAGCCGTAACCGTCGCCGTCGCCGAAGCCGCGACCGGAGCCGTCGCCGAAACCGAAGCCGTCGCCGTTGCCGGAGCCGTAGCCGTTGCCGTGGCCGCGGCCGGAGCCGGAGCCGGAGCCGAAGCCGTTGCCGAAGCAGCGACCGTCGCCGTCGCCGGAACCGCCGCCGTTGCCGGAGCCGCCGGAGCCATTTCCGTTACTCATGGTAACCTCTTGTATGTATGCGACCCGCATACAGCGGGCCGCGTTGGGTTTACTTCTTGGGCTTCACCTTGGTGACAGCTTCCTCCCAGCCGAGATCACCGAGCAGGCCGTTGTTCAGCCTGCTCTTCTCGTAGTCTGCGATGTCCGCAGCGTCCTCGGCGTTGTCTGCCTCCACCGTGCGGTAGAGGGTCAGTGCGACTTCGTATTTTGCCATCAGTTGGTCTCCTTGTGCTGAGTGGTCAGGATTGTCTCACTTGCGAGCAGGTAATGGATGCGGCAGTGCAGTGCGTTGCGCAGCTGCTTCTTGTTCATCAGTTGGAAGTCGACCGCGGGGCGTTCCGGATGGGCTTCCATGTTCATCTTGATAAGTTGCTTCTTGTTCATGTTAGTCTCTCCTTGGTGTTGAGCCCCTTCGGGGCGGTATGCGACCCGCATACAGCGGGCCGCGTTGGTGTTAAGCCTACTACTTATCACTAGCGAAAAGATACGCGTGGGATCGTGCCCAGTCCGTGAAGCCCTTGTGGGTCATCACGACGCCCTGCTTCGAGTAGTTCGGAGTACGCACGCCGTTGGCGAACATGCCCTGACACTCTTTCGGCATCCGGTTCAGGTAGACCATCCACGCATCGAGCCAGTCACGCTCGATAGATGACAGCGTTCGATAGACCACCATGCACTGGGCAGCGACTGACTGCGGCACCGGGGCGTTCTCGGGGTCACTCTTGATCTGTGCGAGCTTCGGCAGGTCATCTGCCAGCCGGACGTAGGCCATCATGTCCATCGCTGCACGGTCACCGATCGTGCCCATGAGCGCAGCTGTGACGCTCTGGTCGTCCATGAAGTCACGCAGCTTCAGGATATCCGAGGCCGCTTCGAGCGAACGAGGCGTCACAAAGGACGTACGCCCGGCCGCACGGGGGTGGAAGATGTAGGGGTTCTCTTCCGGGTCCTTCACATCCTCGAAAGACTGAAACACCTGCGGGTTGTCCCGCACCCAACCGAGCAAGATCGGGTCGATGCCGGCGTTGATACCCCACTCGATCCACTCCATGTGGTCCGGCTTGCTCAGCGTCACGATCGAGATGCGGTTGCGCTGGTGCGCCACGAGCATGTCACCCATGCCCTCGGCCCCGAGGTTGGTGGTAGCGAAGACGATAGAGTCAGGATGCAGCGACTGGCTGCCCACACGACGCTCGAGCATGAAAGCCGTGAGACCCTGCTTCACCATCGGGTTGGCCTTGCCGAACTCGTCGAGCATGACGATAACCGGTACGTTCTCGTGTACCCCCAGCTCCTCGTTGGGTACGGTGCGGAAATAGGGCGAGCTGCTATCGACACCGGCGATGTGCGGCAGCATGAGGTCACCAAGATCTTTGGTGGTGCAGTCGAAATAGATCGGCTTGTGCGAGGGCATCTCCTTCGCCAGCGTCTTGAGGATCGTCGACTTACCCGTGCCGGTGTGGCCCTGCACCAGCACGGTGCGCTTGTGCCCGGCGACCTTGATGAGGTTGGCGCACTGAGCGAGGCTCAGCTTATACATCGAATGTGCGTTGTTAGTCATAAGTCTCTCCGTTGTTGTATGCGTGTCGCATACTTCTTGCGGCTTGTCTCGTCAGTGAGCAGGTAGCCAGCCTGCCCAGACCGGGGATCACTCCCCGGTTTCGACCTTTATCTACTTTTCTGGTTCAGACATTTCAGCTCCTCTTTGTTTGTGATGCGGGTGTAGTGCCCCTTCGGCGTGCACGTCACCGTCCAGCTTGTCCGCTCCTCGGCAGCGGCCCGGTCGCCGCAGTCGAGACAGGTCTGATACCCCAGCGCAGCGCGCCGAGGGTGGTATGCGTCGCCGCATACCGTGCACTCTGGTTTTGTTGTCATGTGTCCTCCTTAGCCGTGGCCGCCGCCGTTGCCGTTGCCGGAGCCGTAGCCGTTGCCGTTGCCGGTACCGTTGCCGTTGCCGTTGCCTTTGCCGTCATTTTTCATTCGGCTTGCCCGATCGGGGCCCCGTCGATTGTTGCGCTGGCGACTCCATGGGTCGGGATAATCTCGCAGACCCCCATGACGGTGATAGACGGCAGCTCCATACTGATCTTGGACTCAGCGTGGTCCACACCGAGGACGGCGACCTCAGACAGAGACACGCCCTGCCCTGCGATCTTCCAGCGCCACAGGCGCCGGGTGTCTTCGAGGACCACAGTCGAGCCGTCAACAGCGACAAGCGTGCCGTGGTGAACACCGCTGTCAACAGAGCGAACAATAACGCGCTGGCCGATGGGGTATGTGATAGTAGTCATGGTAGTATCTCCTTTGGGTTTGGGTGTTAGTTAGCCGTTGCCGGAGCCGTTGCCGGAGCCGAAGCCGGAGCCGGAGCCGTAGCCGGAGCCGTAGCCGTAGCCGGAGCCGTAGCCGTTGCCGTTGCCGGAGCCGTAGCCGTTGCCGTAGCCGTTGCCGTAGCCGTAACCGGACCCGTCGCCGTTGCCGTAGCCGTTGCCGTAGCCGTAACCGGACCCGTCGCCGTTAGTTGTTGTCATGTGTTCTCTTTATCCGTTGCCGGAGCCGTTGCCGGAGCCGTTGCCCGTTGTCATGTGTTCTCCTTCTCTGCGAAGTATGCGTAGAGCATACACATCTCCAGCACATTCGGGACGACGTCCGTGTCGAGGAAGTGGAAGTTCCCGTCCTCCCCGAGCCTGAACCGGGTGTAGTTGAAGAAACCGCCGACACGGCAGCGGTGCTCCGGGCCTGTTATCACGTGGCGGTATTTGTCGTGGGGATTTTCTTCGCACCACAGCTCGAGCTCGCCGATCGGGCGTACGAATGTGGCCTTCTCGCCTAGCGCGAAGATCCCGCCACTGGGCGGGTGTTGTCCTTCTTGTGTCATGGTTCCATCCACCCCCAGTCGACGCTTTCGGAGTAGTATCCGTTGCTCGTGCCCAGCCAGCGCACATCGACGGTCCCCTTGATTGTACGGAAAGTGTAGAAGGTCCACGTCTCACTGCTGTCGTCGCTGTAGCTTGGGTGGTTCTGCGCCATCTCCTGCATCAGATGTGCGTCATCGACGCGCGCCTCGGCCACGAGGATCGGTGTGTCGAGCAGATCTTCCCAGTCCCCCACCACGTCCTCGATAGTGACACTCTCGCAGCAGTCTTGGTGGTGCCCCATGACCAGCGTGCGGCCGTCGGACAGCTTGAACTCCACCTCGTCCGGCCGCGTCGTCAGCATGATGACCGTCTTACCGACCAGCTCCTCGGGACCGAGGTCGCGGTTCCAGTTTACTTCAGGCATCGTCTTTCCTCCTTGGTTGTATGCGCCCCGCATACAGCGGGGCGCCGTGTGTTCAGTTATCTGTACCTCCTTGCTCGGCGCCGCTTTGTCGGCCGGCGCAGCTTGTAGAAATAAAGCGAGGTCAGCGTGGCGGTGAGCCACGCGCCGATCAGCACGCCTGCAATCAAGGCGTGCCATGCGAGGGCGGTTGCAGCGGCAACGGTCATGCTGCCTCCATCACGTCGGCCGGTTCGAACATTACTGTGACATCGTAGCAGTCACAGGCCAGCACGCCGTACTCGGCGGCGTCGTGATACCGTGCGAAGTGGGGCTCCGCATCGCCCGGCAGGGCGTAGGTCAGCGGGCCAAACTCACACAGCATGTCCGCCTCCCAGCGGCACAGCGCGGCGTACTCCGCGTCGTCTAGGCCAGAGCTATCCCCGTTAAAGAACACGGGCAGCCAGTGTGCAGGCAAGGCGAGGGTTAGTGTGTCGAATTTTGTCATGTCTGGTTCCTTTGTTGTGATGGACCCGGCCGATCGGCCGGGTCTGGGGGTGTTAATCGTTGGCCCAGTGTGCTTTGGCGATTGCCGCAACGTCTTGCGCGATTGGATCGGTGGCGGCGTCAATACCCTCCGCGGAGAAGGCGATTAGCAGCATGGCCAAGTCTAGTGCCTCTGGATCGTACGCCGCGTTATCAGCCATTGCCGCGATTTGCTTTGCGGCGCTAACAAGAGCTTGCCCGTCGGCTCGAA